ATCCAGCGCGGCGCCCAGGAATGCTTCCCCACTGAGGTAAATAATGCACTGAGAGATGCTATCAGTGCATTACGCTACATTGAACAGCAGTATGGACGGCTATATGGCATTGGCTGGGATCGAGTATTTGATGCTGCTGAGCCATTTTTGAGTGGGCTGCCCATTTCCACAGCCACTCATCCCCAAGACAAAGAGGGTAGAGACATGAGCAATCAAGAATCTGGAATCATCGTGACAGGCGCCGGCACGGTGCCGAGCCTCCACCATCACGGTGCCGGCCACGGGCCAGCTGACGGTGGGGGCATGGTGCCGGCCCGAATTGTATATTCCCCCAAAGCTTGGCGACTAGGCCGCCGCAATGGTGAGCTGATTCTTCAGGCTGGAAGCCTATGGGTGCAGGGTCGTGAGAGCGGCATCGAATGGAACGACTTACCAACCGTAAAACTAGACGAACTGGAGCACAACTATACCCGGATCATCGACCAATGATCCCCACAATTATTAACAGCATGCCCCACTACACAGGAGCAACCGCCGACACTCCGTTTGACCCTGCTCAGTTTCACGAAGTTCCTACTCGGCTGCTTCTTCTGTAATGAACATGTTTATAGATGTGTTTTATTGTATTTATGAAAATGGAAACCACTCCCATAACCAAAGCTAAATAGAGGGACTCCATTGAAATTGGAGCCCTTCGCCGAGCCCTAGAAGAGAATGAATGATTTAATTATCAACTTAACATTCCACTAATCATGAACAACCACCCAATCCAACCTCCTTCAGATCTAATTGAAAAAATTGCCATTGCGGCAATTGATAAATTTCCAGGAGATGAGGACGGTCCAATTAAGACTGCAGAAGCCCGCGAAGAATATCTTGCAACCTACTTTGCCCAATGGGGAGCCGATCAGGAACTTAAGGCTTCATGTGATCTCTTATATCAACACGAAGGTAGCCCTTTATGCGGAGGTACGGCCGAATGGCTACGTGACGCTCGCAGACCCAAATCATTGATCCAACAGGCATTGGATATACTGGCCCGTCTACAGGCAGGCGAAGCAATTTCCAGAAATGGTCCCGAATTGAACATTATGCGCCGAGCCCTGGAAGAGAACAAATAGTCTAATTATCAACTTAACATTCCACTAAATCAGATGAATCAAACTAACGAAGATCACGGACTTCTCCCAATGATCGTCACGGAAACTGGATCTGATGGTGAGCCAGTATTGGAAAAGATTATATGTTCTGCTATTTCAGGCGGAGCAGATTATGCAAGTAACATGCCAAGAGAAGTTAGTCTACAGAGGATTACATATGGCAAGAATGGCGAAATTCACCAGTCCTATATGGCTCGATATATTCAAACTACGATCAATGTGGATGAGATGTTTGTTCAATTAACTTGATAGATCAGAACAATGACACAAAAAATCCGTGATCTAGTCAGCGATTTATACGATGAACCACTAGAGCTTGCCATTGCAGTCATTCGTAGTCTAACTGAGCTAGATGAAATCAAAGGCGAAGCAGTTGGGCCTTGTGATGAGACCTATGGTAGCCATGAATTAACTCAACACATTAGTATGCGGCATTACAATTATGAGATGGCACTCACACGAAAAAGGACCCAAACTGCGGCACATCGAGCCCTTACAACTATTGCAGATAACCTGAGGAACCACAAATCATGATCGAATTTAATCTTAACATTGGCTTACCTGGTAGTTGGTGGGTGAACCAAATATATACCAGTTCAGGTAAGTTACCTATTAAACATAAATCCTGGGAATTTCAGATTTATCGTGAACCAACATTAGTTTCCCTTTTATTCTCATACACCATGCATCAAGACCATGCCGGGCTGACCATCGGTTTATGTCTATTCTCATTTGCTCTAGACTTTATGATCTATGATTCAAGGCACTGGGACTACAAAACTAATACATGGGAGATTTATGAAGATCCAGAATCCACTCAACCTGGAGACTAATTGCAATGCCCAATTTTAAGGACTGGACCTACTACGATGTTTTAACATTCGTGTTTGTGCTACTTTGTTCTGGAGTATTGTATTACATCCTATTTTTAGGATACAGCTATGGCACACAATTCCATACTATATATAAAATGTACCTCACCTGCAGAACAGAGGCAATTAGAGCAAAAAACACACAAAACTTACTTCTCTGTGGTCCTGTTCCGCAGAGAAGTAAGTTTTAGTAATTCTGCAAAACTTGTTCCATATATAGAGTGTCAATGACACTCTTTTTTATGCGAAAACAACATGTACTTGAATGGATTCATAAAGTATCCAGACCCAATAAAGATCTTTTAAATTTTCCCATCTGCCCTTATGCCCAGAATGCCAAGTATGGTATCGTAGAAACTTCGATTGAAAATCTAATTACAGACCCATCAAAAGAAGTAATTATATTCATTGTAGAAGACGAACTCACATTACAAGAAATTGAAAAATGGGTTGACTATTATAATGACAAATACCCAGAATGGGATTTCTTTGAGGACACTCCTCATGAGAATCATTATATTAATTCTGTCCAGACAAGTAATGGAAAATATAATCTAATTCTGGCTCAACCAAAGATACTACTTAGAGAAAGAAGAGAAGCTCTTTCTAAAGGTAAATACTATTCTTTATGGGAAAGGGAATATTTGGAGAAAATTATGAAGGATGATATTGATTTGGTTGATTAAGTCACTTATTTTTAAATCTTGATTTTTTATTCAGTCTAATTAATGGAGATGGCTTTCTAGATATACTTCTATTTGCAGTATCAATATCAACCATAATATATGATCCTTTTCCGGCCTTGGCTCCGGCTCTATGTGCATCTGAAACTCTGACTACCTTATGTCCTTGTTCTATTGCAGATTTGGCTTGATGAATTGGGCTAAGTGATCTTATTCTATCTCCTATTTCTTCTCCTGGTTTTGCATTATTTACAATATCTCTTTTTTGATTCCTATAGTTTGCATAAGAATTAACATTTGTAACACTGGGGTTTACAATTGATAAATTGACTCTATGTCGACCATAATCTTTACCAACTTTATGAGATGGTGTCGTATAAACTGTTCTTTTGTTGCCTTCCGGGTGATATGTGCCAGATGAAGGGGACTCTCTAAATCCAGAACGTAAAATCGAATCTTTACCTTCTTTTGAAGTATAATGAGAAGTACGAAGAACTTTCATTCTTCTGGCCTCATCTATAAAATCTTTATATGTTTTCGTTGTCATATTATTTAATCTGTCAATAAATTCTAGTTCTTCTTTTCTAAGAGGTACAATTTTATTCTGTGCAGTATCAAAGTTAAATTTTGAATTTGATAATGCAATATATTCTCTGGCTTCTCTATCTATTTTTGATTGCTTTGCTATTTCCCTCCCTCTTTTTCTGCTTTTTAATTTTCTTATTTCTCGTCTAACTTCAGCTCCAGTTCCAAATCTTGATGATAACTCAGATGGTTCATTACCATATGGCTTATCTTTTTTAAGACCCCTTTGTACTCCATGATGAAATCTACGCACCCCTGTTGCCCTATCTTTGCTGGATGTAGATCCAAATGCTCTTTTATTTCTAATGTCCTCCTTTTCCAATGGAGTTCCTTTATCAACTTTAGCCTCATAAATACCCAAATAAGCCTCGTATAAATCCTGCATCTTATTGAACACATATAAAATTATTTATATTTTACTAAATACCAATAGTGATTCGGAACCACTCTAAAAGTTTCTCTTAACTCTCAATTTAGGAGAATGCCACCATGACCGACCGAAATGTAGAATACATGAAAGAAACCTGGGGAACCACGTCATTGGTTACCGATTATCGCCCAGACCCCAAGAAAAAGGTGCTACAAGAAATCGTGAATAACGATCTAATGGAGCAACATGTTACGACTGAGACCGAGCTTTATGCTCCAGTTGAAAGTGATTCCTGGGAATATGGAATTGAACCAAAACAAGTTATCTGTCCCTATAAATATATTATAGAATCACTCATATAATGCCCCAGGAAAGACTAAGCAAGTCATTTAAAGATGTAAGCATGACCTTTCAGGCTAATCCCCTGAACTTTGACCTGATTGCTCTTAAAAATGAGACTTCAATTGCTCGTTCAATTAGAAATCTTGTTTTTACTCTTCCTGGGGAACGTTTTTTTAATGAGAATCTAGGATCAAGAGTTTCCAGATCTCTATTCGGAAACATTGATCCTATGTATGCCTCAATGATACAAGAAGAGATTGAACTGACGATTAATAATTATGAACCGAGAGTGAATCTGAATGAAGTCGTTGTAGAGCCAGATTATGATAATAATCAGTTCAACGTCAGAATTGTTTATACTATTATTGGAATCAATCCATCAACACAACAATTATCATTTGCTCTACAACCAACGCGATAAATGGCCCTAGTTAATTTTACAAATCTGGATTTTGACCAGATAAAAATTACAATCAGAGAATATCTAAGATCTAACAGTAATTTTACTGATTATGATTTTGAGGGCTCTAATCTTTCTGCCATTATTGATGTTCTGGCCTATAATACATACATCACATCATATAATGCTAACATGGTTAGCAATGAGGTCTTTATCGATGGCGCCACTCTTAGAGAAAATGTAGTCTCCCTGGCTCGCAATATTGGTTATGTGCCAAGATCCAGAAGAGCAGCCAAAGTAGAAGTTAGCTTTCTGGTTGATCTAACATCATTTACTGATTATTTTCCCAAGACCTTAACTTTACAAAAAGGAATTGTTGCCAGTCCCAATATTACATTCCAGGGCAACAGTTTTACCTTCTGTGCTCTTGATGATACTACAGTATCCGTAAACAATAATATTGCCCAGTTTGATAATGTAACTCTATATGAAGGTCAGCTAATTACAGATACGTTTAACGTAGATTATACGATTCCTAATCAAAAGTTTATTCTCAATAATGTTAATGTCGATACAACCACAATCAAAGTTTCGGTAACTACAGAATCTGGAATTCAGAAGTTTACAATGGCTTCTGATCTATTCAATGTTGATGGTAATTCAAAAGTTTTCTTCATTCAGGAAGTAGAAGACCAAAGATACGAATTATTCTTTGGAGATGGTATTTTTGGAAAGAAGCTCGATAATGGATCTCAGATTACTGTTTCTTATATTGTAACCAACGGAGAAACGGGAAATAACATTTATTCATTCGGTTATCTTGGTCGGATCGTTGATGATCAAGATCAATCGGTGACCTCTGGAATTTCAATTCTGTCTCCGGCATCTGTGTCTTATGGTGGGGCCGAGATTGAATCTGTTTCCTCTGTCAAAAAATATGCCCCGCGAATTTATGCCTCGCAGAATCGAGCCGTAACTGCTCCTGATTATGAGTCGATCATTTCTTCTTACATCTATCCAGAGACAGAATCAATTTCTGTGTTTGGTGGCGAGGATCTGAATCCCCCGAAGTACGGTAAGGTCTTTATTTCAATTAAACCATTCTTCGGTCCGTTTATTCCTAACTCAATTAAGGACAACATCAAAAGGGAATTAAGAAAATATAGTGTTGCCGGAATTGTGCCTGAGATTCTGGATTTAAAATACTTGTATTTAGAAACTGATATTGGCGTTTATTATAACTCAAATATGGCACCGAGTGCAAGTTATGTCCGCTCGTCTGTTTTTGATAACATTCAAAAGTATGCCAATTCAACAGAATTAAATAAATATGGTGCTCGATTTAAGTACAGTAAGTATCAAAAAATCATTGATGACAGTCATGAATCTGTCACTTCCAACATCACAACTGTACAAATGAGAAGGGATCTTTCTGTTCGACTAAATGAATTTGCTGATTATGAGATTTGTTTTGGCAATACCTTCCATATTAAGAATTCTTCTGGATATAATATCAAGAGTTCTGGATTCAAAATATCTAATATTGGAGATACTTTGTACCTTTCTGATATTCCTAATTCTGATGGTAAAACAGGCAGTATATTTTTCTTCAAGCTTCTATCAACAAGTGAGCCTGTTATCATGAGGAAATCTGTTGGTACAATTAATTATGAGAAAGGCGAGATTCGTCTAATTCCAATCAAATTCGTATCAACCGTTAAGTCGGTTCAAGAGCAGCCCATTATTGAGATTTCGGCAATACCCAAATCCAATGATGTAATTGGCCTTCAGGATCTCTATTTACAATTGGATGTAAATAATTCTTTCATTACTGCATATCCAGATGTCATCTCCTCTGGGGCCGATATTTCTGGGTCTTCTTACTTGACTACATCTAGCTACAACAATGGAACATTAATCAGATAAAAATATGAATAAGACCAGGGTAAAGATCAGCCAAATTGTAGAAAATCAACTTCCCTCTTTTGTTCGGGATGATTTTCCTCTGGCGGTTCAGTTTCTAGAGGAGTATTATAAAGCCCAAGAATTCCCTGGTGCATCATATGATTTAGTTCAGAATATTGATTTTTATACAAAACTAGATAATACAACAAATCTTGTTGAATCCACGGTCTTAACAAATTATGTTGAGTTCAGCGATACAACGATTACGGTAGATTCTACTCTTGGATTCCCGGATAAGTATGGACTAATTAAAATTGATTCTGAAATCATTACTTACTTAAGTAAAGACACGACTCATTTTTATGGATGTATTCGTGGATTTTCTGGAATTGAGGCACTAAAGAATAAGAATAATCCAGAAGAATTGGTGTTTACCGAAACGACTGCGGACGTTCATGATATTGTAAATGATACTAATGAATCAACAAAAGTTTATAATCTAAGCATATTATTCCTTCAGGAGTTCTTCAGGAGACTCAAAATTCAGTTTTCTCCTGGATTCGAGGACCGAGCCTTTACCGAGAATCTAAACGAGAATATCTTCGTTAAGAACTCAAATAGCTTCTATGGATCTAAGGGCACCGAAGAATCATTCAGAATTCTGTTTGCTGCTCTTTATAATACAGATGTTAAGGTCATTCGCCCCAGGGATTATCTGATTCAGCCATCAGATGCCGAATATCGTATTACTCGGGATCTAGTAGTTCAGTCAATTTCTGGGGATCCTACACAATTATTGAATAGAACACTTTTTCAGGACAAGCTCGGTAATATCCCAGGGGCATCTGGATCTGTTACTAATGTGCAAAAAATACAAAGATCTGGTAAAGAATACTACATATTATCTTTGGATTATGACTTCAATAAAGATATTAGTGTAGTTGGATCTATTTTTGGTAAATTCACTATTCACCCGAGCACACTTATTACTGATGATGTATCAATAAATTCTGAGGTAATTAACGTTGATTCCACAGTAGGATTCCCCAATAGTGGAACTCTACTTGTAAATGTCAGTGATATTGAATACACAATCACCTATACATCAAAATCACTGACTCAGTTCTACGGATGTTCTGGTATTGATAATTCAATTCCAGCCGGGTCTCAGCTATTTCTTGATGTTTATGCCTATGCATATTTGAACCGAGAATCAAATGATCTAATTAAGGTACGAATAACGGGGGTCCTGGGTGAGTTTAATTTAACAAACGATGCATATAATTTTTCAAAGGATGATACAGTAGAAATTGTTTCTCTCGGTTCTGTCGAGAACTCTTTTAAGCCGAATAACTGGGTATTTAATATTCCAATGAATTATCAGGTGGAATCACCTGTAAAAATTCCCAATGGTTATGAAATAACAACCAAGGACACAAATAATATTGCAACAGGAGATAGTGTAACTTTATTTTGTATTGCTGATAATATAGAGCAATATCTTATTGTTAATGTAGATTCGATTATCATTCCGAACCGAACTTTCAGAATTATCACCAATCAGAATATTACCTTCATCTATGAAATCAAGAAAAATCTAAACAAAGTACCGGGGACAATATATACATCTGACGTACAAAATATATACACCGATACGAATAATACTCTGTACGTTGCATCTTCTTCTCTTCCGAATTACTCGAATCAGCCTCTTGATATTCGAGATAAAACGGTTACTTTCAATTGTGTTGGTATATCTACAGATACTATTGTTCTACAAGATTCCAATTCAAATCCCCAGAACCACAGCTTTCTGACCGGCGATGCTGTTGTATATTATCCAGTATCAGATACGAATAAACTGAATGGATTATTTGAGGGTGTTTATTTTGTAACTAGAGTTGACAATAACTCGTTGAAATTATCGAGTAGTCGTGAAAATATTTTCAAGCAAATCTTTATTACTGTATCTGGTTCTGTAACCAATAACAAGTTCATTCCCTTGGAATTTGTTGATACTAATCTGGTCCCTAAAACATTAGAAACTCAAAAATTAATTAGATCTATCCCTGAACCCGCGAGTGACGGCATTCTACATGAAACAAAACCAGGCTCGACTGGAATTCTTGTAAACGGAGTAGAGATTCTAAATTACAAATCTGGGAGTGCCATATTCTATGGTCCGATAGAAGATATCAATGTAACCTCATTCGGCTCCAACTATGATGTTATCAATCCCCCTGTTCTTGAAATTCTAGATTCTCAGGTCGTCAATAATGTAAATACGACTTATGGATCTGGTGCAGCCGGGATTTGTGAAGTAGAAGGTGCCCTAGAAAGAATTGAGATCATTGATTCTGGTTTTGATTATTTGGAAGAACCTCAAATTATTATTTCTGGTGGAAATGGGACAGGAGCCATTGCCAGGCCCAATTTATTCACGGTTGATCACATTGTAAGTTTTAATGCAGAAGAAAACTCCAATCATGTTGATCTGATCAATAACACTATTGGATTCTCGGATTATCATAAATTTCGGGATAATGAAGAAGTTTATTATGATCCAAAGGAATTCACGGTTGTTTCTGGTTTAACAACCAGTAGAACATATTATGTTTCGGTTGTTGATGAATATAATGTAAAGCTGCACAATTCGATTAATGATTCTATTATCGGAATCAACACCATAAATCTGATTGATTATGGAGTTGGTAATCAATACTTTGTTGCAAAGAATAAGAAGAAAATCATCGGGTCTATTTCGGTTCTTGATTCTGGGTCTGGTTATAAAAATAGAAGAATTCAGATTGACAGTAGCAAAATTAATGTATTTTCAGATTCAATCGAGGCTCAGGATCATCGTTACAATAATGGCGATATTTTAGTTTATACTAACAACGGCACTCCCATTTCTGGGCTATCCACGACTTCTCAGTATATTGTAACCAAAATTGATGAGAATCACTTTAGGCTTTCTAATGTTGGTATTGATACGACCGAGAGCGATTTTTATTATAAGACTCAACAATATATTGATTTTACTTCTGCTGGTTCGGGCACGCACGAATTCAATTATCCCCAAATCGCAGTAACTGTTTCTGGCATTACTGGAATATCTACAATAAGCAAAATAACTGGAAGTGCAGTTGTCCAGCCCATATTTCGTGGATCCGTAAAATCTATATTTTTGGCGAATGGCGGATCTAATTATGGAACCCCGGACATAATTGATTATGACAGAAACCCCAGATTTCTACTTAAATCTGGCAAAGGAGCCCAATTAAGTCCAATCATTATAAATGGGAGAATATCCCAAATTCTCATCATAAACTCGGGTCGAGAATTTAATTCTCCGCCTGATATTAAGGTATCAAGTTCCACTGGTAGTGGCGCCATTTTAACTCCTGTCATCAAAAATGGAAAATTAGTTGAGGTTAAGGTAATCAATGGTGGATTTAACTATGACCAGACTAATACTTCCATAATTGTAACCCCGGCCGGCAGTAATTGCAATCTGAACTTTAAGATTAAGTCTTGGAACATCAATCTTAATAAGAGACTGGAGATTTGCAATCAGATTTCTAATGATGATGGTGTAATTACAAGTGTCCCTATTGATGAATATGGACTTGAATATACCCATTCTTATGCTCCTAAGAAACTAAGAAACATAATATATTGCACTGCCAATGATAATGGTAGAATCATCTATAGGGCAGATATAAAAAATGATACAGAGCAAAGACTATATCATTCTCCAATACTTGGTTGGGCATATGACGGGAATCCGATTTATGGGCCATACGGATATAATACTCCAGAAGGAAACGGAAGAATTAAGAGATTGGATTCGGGATATACCTTAGTTGAAAATTTATCCGATCATCCTAACTTCCCATATGGATTTTTCATTGAAGATTATGTCTTTACGAACACTGGTGACCTAGACGAGAATAACGGAAGATTCTGCAGAACACCAGAATTCCCCAATGGCACATATGCCTATTTCATGACGCTCAATATCAATAGTCAGCCGCAATTTCCATATATTATTGGCAATTATTATAGATCCAGACCAGTTGACTTTAATTTTGATGTTAATTCAAATCAAGATGCTATTGATCTACAGGCTTCAGGTTGGCTCCGCAATACGGCTCCATATAATCTAAACAGCAAATATAGTGAATATAAGTATATTTTTAATCCAAGTAAGAATAGAAATCAATTTTCCAACATAAATTATTCAAAATCGGGTAAAATTGAAGACATAAAAATCATTTCTGGTGGATCTAATTATAAAGTCAATGATGTCATTCAATTTGACAATAAAAATAATTCGGGATCTAATGTATATGCCGTAGTTTCTGAGTTACAAGGTAAACATATTACGAGCATTTCCTCAAGTTATACTGAGATACCCAATGTTGAATTCCTTCCTACTGGAAATTCTGATAAACTATTGGCTCTCTGTCGTGGCCCACATTCATTCAATGACAATGATACTGTAAATATATCAAATCTCAGTGAATATAAAAATATTCAAGGCAATTATGCTATAAAAACGTTTACAACCAATCTTGTACTTGCAAATGGAGTTCAGTCACCTTCAGTAACGGGGATAATTACTTACTTTAATGTTTATGGCAGTCTAAACTTCCCAAATGTAAGTGAAAATGATGTTTTTTCGTTAAAAAGTGAGCAAATTCGAGTCCTTAAGGTAGATGAAAGTAACTCTAGAATTCTCGTTGAGCGGGCATATAATGGAACTACCGGCAGCTATCATGAGCCTGGATTGACTTTGATTGAAAAATCAAGGAAATTTACGTTTGATGTCACGGATACTAACAATAACCTAAC